CTTCTAATGTAATCTCCCCATTAGATAAGAATACTTCTAATCTATCTAATGCATCTTGTAATGCTTTAATTGTATTGTTTACATTGATTGTCATCATAATGCTATATATATTTGTTTAGTTTTTGTTTGTTTGTGTTCTATATTCAGACCCTTTTAATACGTGAAGGTCTACACGTTGACTCTTTTACATCACTCAGATGTATATAATTATTGAAAGATTCTCAGTCTTTAGCCCTTTTCATTGAAGAATAGTTATTACGCTCCTCGTAGAAAGTTTTAAAAACTGAGAATAATGCAATGTTTATATATTAAGGGCTTTTTTACCCCACCCAAATGACTGACGTCCCACCCCTATATATAAAACAAAAGGGCTCGAATGAGCCCCTTTTGTTAATCAAGTACTGCAAGTTTGTTATAATCCACAACTTTGGTGAACTCAACAACCTTAACATCACTAACCTTAACCCAACCTGTACCTGGCAAACTCAACCAAAATGTTGGTTGCATAGTATTGGTCTTTGAATCAAGCCTGTCCTCGCCTTTAAGAACAGGCAATGATAAAGCCTCTTCCTGAGACATAATGCCCTGACGAATGAGTTTATCAACAACCTCACTTGCCACAACTGTTCTTACCTTGCCATTGGCATTCTTGAACATAATCGTGACACGCTTGCCTACATTCTTTGTAACGAACAAATGTTCGCAGTCGTTAAACAATTTGTCAGCTGTACCTAAGCTAGTTACTTTACTGTCTCTTACGATTGGGTCTGTCCAAACGATTTGGTCTTTTAATGTTTCCATTTTGTTAAATTGATTTGATTAATAAATGATTATGGGGAGCACACGCACACCCAATTTATAGGTGGGGTAGTTGATTGGAAGTGGTCAACTCCCTCACACATACGAAAGATTTTAAAATTTTGGGAAAAAATTTTTTTTCAGGCATAGTAAAAACACCACGAAAAAATATTTCCTCTTACAGCGTTTTTATAACAAAAAAAGTTTTTACCTTTGGTGGGTGGGTGGGGTGTATATAATATTTTGTTGTGTATAATTATTTTTATATATCTTTGTTCTTAATAAACCAAATAATATAATGATAGTTCAGAAATTAAAAAGGAATGTAGAAGATAACATAGCTCTTGCTGAGAAGTATTATGCTATTCTTTCAAACATCAATTCTCTAAATCTAACTACAAGAGAAATACAATTGATTGCCTTTACAGCTGTGAGAGGTAATATTACGAATGCCAATGTAAGGGAAGAGTTTTGTACAAAACATAATACGACAAATCCCACAATCAATAACATTATTTCTAAGCTTAAGAAGGTTGGTGTATTTGTTAAGGAGAAGAACATGGTGAAGGTTAATCCTTCTATTGTATTGGATTTTAGTAAGGATGTATTATTGGCTATAAAGTTACAACATGAACAAGCCTCCTAGTATGTCTATTAAGGAATTCCTTGTTAAGAAGATTGCTGTTAATAAGGTGTGTGATAAGATGATTTCTGAGAAGACAATTGATACAATTATTTCACATCAATTTGATTCTGCTAATGCAGCTACAGCTACAAACAATTCAATTGAGATTTCTGGATTTGGAAAGTTTGTGTTTAATGAGAAACGTGGTGTTAAGCTGATGCAGAAATACACAGAACAAGTAGAGTATTATTCCAACATGTTATCTTCAGAGCTAACAGAAGCAGAAAGAAGAAACACAGAGATGAGACTAGAGTCTATTAATAATAATGTCAAAGCTTTAAAACCAAAACTAAATGAGCCTAGCACAAATAATCGAGGGATGGAAGAATAATCTCCTTCCTGCAGAAGAGGAAAAAGAATTGATTCAACAGGTGAGTGATTCAAGGATGTTAGTGTGTAACAAATGTGAACACGTTTCTACAAAACACAAGTCTGTTAGACCAGATGTACATTGTGTCAATTGTGGATGTACATTAGCAGCAAAAACAAAATGTCTCTCTTGTGAATGTCCTTTAAAGAAGTGGACAGCCATAGAAAAAAATACGTAAGCCATGGAAGCAAATCAAGATTTTAAAGTTACAAAGATTCCTCTAGAGATGTTCATTAATCTCCTTGTTATATTATATGAGGAAGGAGCAAACTTTATTGATCTTTCTGCACAGGTTGACAAAGATGAAGAAACAGACACAATTAAAATAGCTGTTCAAGAAGATTATTACGATGAAGAAGACAATGAAGATTCTCCAAGAGCAAAGGTTAAACTGTCAGACGATGACATTAACGATTTAATATAATGGCTGCTAGTTTTTATAACCAGAGCTTGAAAGCTTTATCAAAGCTTGATAAACTTTTCCCTTTACAATCATTAGGGAAACACATTGCTACAGCAATGGATGGACATTGCATAGAGAACCTTTCTAATAAGGAATTCTACAATATATTAAATGATTACATCATAGAGCTTGAATCAGGAGTTCCATATTGCGAAGATTTGGAACAGATAATACAAGAGGGCCTCGATTTAAACCATATTCTTGACGAAGAGGAATAATAATAACAATATAATACAAACTACATTATGGAAGATATTAAAGATAGAAATGAAATAAATCATTCAGGTGAAATACCAGCTTGTAACCCAGATAACACTTGCGAAGTGATACAAGACTTTTTAGAAGATGGTGAGGATAAATTTGCTATATTTCGTAGTATCCAAACTCAGTACTATGATGAGATTTATCAATGTCAAAATAGAATAGAAGAATGTAAAAAGAAAATCAGAGCAGAAGTAGAAGATATACAAGCGTATAAACAAAAATTGGATGAAGCATTTAACCAATATATAAAATAATGGCAGCGTTAAAGAAAACTACATACATTAATACAGAACTTGATTGGGCTGAGGAACAATTGTCAAGCTGGAAACAATACGTTGATGCAAATCCTATGCATACATTAGAGGATAGAATCAAGTGGAAAGAAACCAAAGCTGGTGGAGCAATGCCAATGGTTATTGCGAGCATTGAGAGCCAAGGAAAATTTATTCAGGAGACAATGAAAAATTACTTAGCTTTGCTCGAAGTTGTAGACAAGCTACGTGAGAAAGAAGAGGCCAAGAAAGTGGAGACACGAGGTGGTCAAGAACTTGGCTCTATGGCTGAAGACTTCTTAAAAGGAAGACGCTAAATGAAACTACATAATATAGAATACAAGGATTGGTTCATCAATCAGAAACGTATTCCAGATAAAACATCTGATGAATATAAAGCATTCTTTAACTTCCACAAGGAGTTAAGCATGAATGGTTGCATGATGGATGGCGAATACATCAATCCCTTTCTATATTGGCATTTGAACATATGGCATACAGAGGTAGATATCATAGATGAATATGGTAGAATAAACCAGAAGTATGCTAACCCACTACTTAGAGATAATGAGTGGTTAGTTACAAATGAAATTGACAGAGCACATAAAGAAAAGAAAGGCTTAGTTATACTAGGTATTCGTCGTTTTGCTAAGTCTGTTATTGAGGCTTCATATATAGGACATGGTGCTACATTTGATGAGAACTCACAGAACATTATTGCTGGACTGAATGCTCCTGATATCAAGCTTATTACAGATAAAATTGACAAAGGATTAAACTTTCTTCCAGAAGCATGGAGATGGCAGAGGGTTGAAGATAACTGGAAGAACCAAGTGACACTTGGAATTAAAACTAGAGCAGGAGAAAGAATCCCATTTTCTCAGATCCTTATTCGTAACTTAGATGGTGGTAATAATGAGGAAGCTATTGCAGGTACAAAACCTAGAAGGCTAATCATTGATGAGATAGGTAAAGGAAGTTTCTTACGAGGACTTCAAGCAGCAACACCTGGATTTACAACACCATTTGGTTGGGGTTGTAGTCCTATTCTTACAGGAACAGGTGGAGATATGAAGATGTTTATGGATGCAAAGAGCTTAATGTTTGACGTAGAAAATTTTAATTTTCTTACGTATAACAATGCAAAAGATGATAAGCGTGTACATGGACTTTTCATCTCACACAAATACAGAATGGAAGCCAAGGAAGAATCTTCTCTTGGTGCATTCTTAGAAAAACCAGAAGGCTCTTCTTTACATCAAGTGAAGATGATGGTGTCTAATGAAGAGTTAGCCACAAAGATTACAAATGACAATCTTGAAAAGCTTAAAAAAGCAGGAGATAGAATTGCTTATTTAAAGGAGAAGATGTACTATCCTCAAGAAGTGGATGACATATTCTTGAATGAAGATACAAACATCTTTGATATTGAAGCAGCTAAACGTCAGAAAACCAGACTGTTAAATCAGGAAAGAACAGGAACTCCTGTTGTTCTATATGATGATGGACAAGGTGTAAAACATGAGTTCACAGATAGATTACCAATTACAAATTTTCCATTAAAGAATAGTGATCAAAAAGATGCTCCTGTAGTTATATATGAGTTTCCTGTAGATACTCCTCCATATGGACTTTATGTTGCAGGAATTGACCCCTATAGACAAGGTAAGTCTGCATATTCTACATCATTAGGATCTGTGTATATTTACAAACGTATGCATGCCATAGCTGGTGAGAAATACCAGGATATGTTTGTAGCTAGCTATTGTGCACGTCCTGACAAAAAAGAAACATGGGAAGAACAGGCACGACTATTGATTAAGTATTATAATGCTAGAGCATTGTGCGAGAATGATGAGATTTCCTTTATAGATTATATGATTTCAAAAGGAGATGCTCATTACTTAGAACGTCAACCAGACTGGTTGAAAGAGATAGTTCCCAATACTACTGTGAGACGTGACTATGGTATACATAGATCTGCTGAGAAAATTAGAGATTTCCTACATGGATGTCTTAAGAAATATACAGAAGAAGCAATACACATAGAGAAAGATGATGATGGAAATATCATCTCTGAAACAAAAGGTATGTCAAAGATATTTGATCCTGTGCTTCTTGAAGAAATGATTCAGTATAATGAAGATGGTAACTTTGATAGAATCATCGCTGCAGAATTAGCTGTGGCATTAGCCATGAAGTTAGATCCTATAATGGGAAGAACTGGTGGTAAAGAAGATGAAAGAATTACATCATTGTATGGGGCAAAGAAGAAGAATACATTATTTGCAGAATCAAGTGGAATGTTCAATAATAAAAAACGTAAATTGTTTACATAATGGCAATAATTAGATATACGAAAGATGCTACGATACGCTATGCGTATTTAAATATCTTTCCAGATCAGTTCAAAACTGAAAAAGAAAAGCAAGATGAAAGTTGGATTAAAAATACAATGGACTATTTTGCCAATAAAGCATATGCTGAGTATGTGAAAAACAGAGACACCTTTGTAAAGAACTATGATCTTATGAAAGGTATTCTTAGAATGGAAGACTTCTATCAAGAACCACATGTGAAAAGCTTTACAGACATGTTAGAAGCTGATCTTGCACTTCCATCTTATGTGAAACATTATTCAATTGTTACCACTCCTGTAAATGAGTTAGTTGGAGAAATAAGCAAACGTCCTGATACTTACAGAGTTAAAGCATTTGATGATGATAGTAAATCTGAAGAACTACAATTTAAAACTGATATTCTTCAACAATATGTAATGAATGAAGCTAAACAAAAAATCATTCAAAAACTTGCAATGGAAGGTCAGGAAATTGATGAAGAACAAATTCAACAAATGACTATGGAAGAAGTTAAAGAACAGTTAGACTCTTATACTTCTGTTGCAGAGAAATGGGCTAATCATATTCTTACCTGTCAAAAAGCAGACTTTAATTTAAAAGAAAAATCAGAAGATGCATTTAGAGATCTTCTAATATCAGCAAGAGAATTTTATCACATCTATGAAGACAACTCGAAACTTGGTTTCAACATCGAAGTCGCTAATCCAAAAAACACATGGTTTCTTACCACTCCTGATAGAAAGTGGATTTCAGATCCCACAGGCAGAGCTCAGGGTGCTTATGCTGCTGGTACAGTACAAGTTATGGAGCTATCAGAGATCATTGAAAGCATACCAGATCTTACAAAAGAGGAAATCGACCACTTACGTTCGTCACTCCAAGACTATGGACTTATCAACGTTAGAGAATCTAATCTTGGGAATCCTAATGCTCCTGAAGGCATTGACTCTGTAGTTTATGATACATATGATCCCCTTGTTCTACAAACAAGAATGATGATTGAGTCTGAGATGAAAGAGAACAATGATGGACTTAAAGACTTTTTAGGACTAACATCAAACGTTAGTTCATTTGGATATAAGTATGTTGTTGTACGTAGCTATTGGATTTCTAAAAGAAAAATAGGTAAACTAATTTATACTGATGAGATGGGTAATGAACAATCAATGTTAGTTGATGAGAATTACAAATCTGGTAGTATGCCTACACAACAATCATTAGAATGGGGATGGATTAATGAGTGGTATCAAGGAACTAAGATTGGTCCAGACATTTATCACATCAAACCATTTAAGTTATTAAACTATTGTCCTATTATAGGTACAACATATGAGGTGAAGAACACAGAAGCCAAATCTTTAGTGGATCTTATGAAGCCTTTCCAAGTTATATATAATGTATGTATGAACCAATTGTATAAACTTCTAGAGAAAGAAGTTGGTAAGGTTCAGCTTATGTCATTACGTCACATTCCTATTCCTAAAGATGGAGATGCACAAGATGCTCTTGACATATGGGAAATGGAAGCACGTAACAGAGGAGTAGTATTTATTGATGACTCTCCAGAGAATTTAAAAGCTCCAAGTTCATTCAACCAATTTACAGCTCTAGATCTTACACGTACGCAAGAGATTCAATCTCGTTATCAACTTGCACAAGAAATGAAGAATGAATGTTGGGAACTTGTAGGTATGTCAAGACAACGTATGGGATCTGTTGCAGCTTCTGAAACTGCTACAGGCACACAAACTGCAATGCAACAAAGTTACTCTCAGACAGAGCCATTATTCATTGCTCATGAATATGTAATGGGTCAACTTTATCAAGCAATAATTGATGCTGCATTATATGTAGAGAGTTCTAAACCTCAGAGTACATTATCGTATATTACATCTGAAGGAGAATCTGCATTTATACAAGTAAATGGAACAGATTTAAGATTCAGAGATTTAAAAGTATTTCCAACAAATCGTCCTGAAGATACTCAAATGTTTAATGAGCTTAGACAATTGGCACAACCTTTGATGCAGAATGGTGGTTCATTATATGATGTTATTGAATTGTACAGCACTAAGTCTATGAGAGAAATGAAGAAAACCTTCAAAGATCTTAGAGATAAACAAGAAGCTATGCAACAACAAGCTCAACAACAAAAACAACAAGAGCTTGATCAACAACAAAAACAAGCAGAAGCTCAACAACAATTTCTTCTTCAACAACATCAAGAACAACTTGCTCATGATGATTACCAAAAAGAACTTGATAGATTATCTAAAGAGAAGATTGCAATCATTCAAGCTACAGGATTTGGTAAAGTGGAGAGTGAAGATATTAACAAGAATACAATTCCTGATGTAATGGAAATAAGTAAACTTACACATGAGCAAGATAAAGCTGCAAAAGATTATGCATTAAAGATTGCTGATATTCAATCTAAAAATAAACAAGCTGCTGATAAAATGAACATAGAAAAAGAAAAGATCAAAGTGGCTAGAGAGAATATGGCAAATGATTTAGCAGTAGCTAAAGAGAATGCTAAGGGCAGAAATAACAAAAAAAAGTAATAAATCTTAAAGGAGATTAAACATTAATGCTATATTACCACAAAAATTATAGCATATTGGTAACTAATCCTTTGAAATTAAATATTGTTAAATTAGTTTTACACGTAATATAAACCAAATATTAAACACAACTACATTATGGCTGATAATACAGATAACCTATCTATGGGTAATTTCAGTATCCAAGATACTATGGAAATGGGTATGGGAAATCAAGAATTGTTAAATGACTTATTCTCACCTGAAACCTCAACATCTAATCCTGAAGATGTCACACCAATTATCAAAGACGCAGAACCTGCTACACCTCCTGCTAAACCAGCAGTACCAAAAGGTAAAGAGATAGCACCAGTTGAAGATGATGCTGATGATAAAGAAAAAGGACAATCTCTTATTTCAAACTTTTTAGGTGACAACACTGATGAAGATGAAGATGATGATGACACACCACCTGCACCTGTTGCAAAAAATGCACCAACTGATACATCTAATGATGAAGAAGATTCACAGGGAACTCAATTCTCTGCATTAGCAAATGACTTATTTAAACTTGGAGTTTTTAATAAAGATGAAGATGACGAGGAAGCTCCTATCACTACACCTGAAGAGTTTTTAGAAAGATTTGAAATTGAAAAAAAGCGTGGTGCTTCTGAAATGGTTCAAAATTTCATTGGACAGTTTGGAGAGGATTATCAAGAAGCTTTTGATGCCATATTTGTAAAAGGAGTAAATCCTAAAGATTACTTTGGTATATATAATCAAGTGGTAAGTTTTGCTGAGATGGATCTCTCAGAAGAATCAAACCAAATAAAAATAATGAAACAAGCATTAGCTGATCAAGGATTTGATGTTGATGATATTGATTCAGAAGTTGAAAGACTTCAAAATTATGGTGATCTTGAGAGCGTAGCTACTAAGCATCATAAAGTATTGGTTAAAAAAGAAGCACAGAAGTTACAACATATAGAGGCAAAAGCTCAACAAGAATTGCAACAAAAAGCTCAAATTAGAAATCAATACATACAAAATGTTCAAGTTGTTTTACAAGATAAACTTAAAACAAAAGAGTTTGATGGGATTCCTATCAATCCAAAATTAGCAAACGAACTACAAGACTTCTTATTAGTTGATAAATGGAAGACACCATCTGGAGAAACACTTTCAGATTTTGATAGAACCATTTTAGATCTGAAAAGACCTGAGAATCATGCCATGAAAGTTAAAGTTGGATTGCTTCTTAAAATCTTAGAAAAAGATCCTACATTATCAACTATACAAAAAACAGGTGTATCTAAAAAGACAGATCAGCTATTTGGAGAAGTTGCAAGACAAGTGACTAAAGCAAAAACTTCAGGCACAGGTGGTTCAAAAGCTAATCCTAATTCGTGGTTCACTAACCTATAATAAGTAATTTAATAACAACAAAAAGTATAACAAAATGAGTATTCAAACTATCCCAGGGTTAACTGGTTTTACTTACGCTAGAGTAGCCTCTATGGACAAGCGTGCTGTAGGTAAACTTACAGACTCTAACCACTTGGAGTCTTTTCACTCCACTGAACCAGCTGACTATGATAAAAAAATCATCAGCTTGTACACACAGAGTTCATTGTATAGCAATGATTTCTTAGACATGATTAACAAAAGCACACCTTATTACATTGATAATAATAGTGATGCTTGGAAATGGCAAATTGCTGTGCCTTACAAATTTCCAAAAATCATCAACATTCCAACTAGTCTAACTGACATTCTTGAAGAATCAGGTAAGCCTGGTATCGATGGTCAAGAATTCCAATTAGTATTAGATACTAATGAGTTCTCTAAAAACGCTATCGTTTCTGTAGGTTCTCGTCAGTATGGTCCTCGTTTCTATGTAGTTAAAGATCCACTTCCTTGGAACATGGGTTACTTGTATTCATTTACATTAGTAACTGACAATCCAATCGTAGACTTCGTATCTTCTACATTCTTACAAGTTGGTATTGAATTAGAATTAGTTGATGCTGCTATTGGTGAGTTTGACCAAGACTTATTAGGATTGCCTCGTTTAGGTGAGCAAATCACTATGTTCGAATCTTTAGGTTCTGCATATGGATATGAGCACAAAATCACTGAATGGGCTGATGACAAAATGATGGTTGATGCTTCTGGTAAAGCATTAGATATTTTGGTATATGCTCCACAAAGACGTAACCAATTACCTTTAACTCGTAATGATGTTAAATGGGAGCCATTTGTTGAGTTCTGGATGCGTAAATCTATGTTGGAATTGAAAGTTAAACGTATGATCTGGGCTAAACCAGGTACAGTTAAAACTAATGGTTCTAAACAAGAATTGAAACGTACATCTGCAGGTGTATACCACAGAATGCGTAACAATGGAAACTTGGTACAATATAACAGAGGTGAATTCTCTGCTAACTTGATTCGTTCAGTATTTGGAGATTTATTCTACAGACGTGTGGACGTTAAAGATAGACGAGTTAAAATGTACACTAACGAAGCTGGATTCGATGTATTCCAACAAGCTTTGAAAACTGATGCATTAAACTCAGGATTAACTTTCATGGCTGACTCTGGAAACAGATACATGCAAGGAGAAGGACAACACATCACTTACAACTTTGCATTTGATGCAATGGTAACTCGTGAGACAGGTCGTGTTGAATTGATTCACTTGAAAGAATTAGATTTACCACAATCTAACTTAGAGTTTGGACAAAACAAAAAGAGCACTCCAGTATTTATGGTGTTTGATGTTTCTCCAATGTCTGATGGTTCAATGGTAAATAATATTCGTGAAGTACGTATGAAAGGTGCGCCTTCTATGACTTGGGGTTATATTGATGGAACTCGTCACCACTTAGGTTTTGCTAAATCTCAAGGTATGAGCTCTGCTAACAAATTCCCAGGATACGAAATTTGGATGAAAGATCGTTGCGATGTATTCATTGAAGATTTATCAAGAACTGTGTTGATTGAAGAAATCCCACAATTCTAATAAAATAACAGTACTTACTACGCTACCCATTAGAACAGCGTCCCAGAGTAAGTCGTAAATCGAAAAGAATTCCCCCCTTCCCCCACTCTCTCCCACCTTGGGGGGAAGACTTTTCAAACAGAATGATGGACATGTTTAATATGTGTTGCATCTCTCTTCGATGGGGCATTCTGGCAAAGTATAAACCAAAACTTAATTAAACTACATTATGGGTAAGATAGGCAAAATCTCTACATTAAAAAAAGAGTATAACAATTCTCAATTGCAAACAATGCAAGGTGGTCTAGCACAAAAAGGTATGACTCGTGTTCCTGGAACAGGAGTATTTAAATATCCTTATAAAGAACTAGATGGTCAGTATAGAACAGGACTAGATGCAAGTGCTGCATACATTAGAAGAATTAGTGATTCGACAGAACGTGAGTTAGAAATCGAACGTGTTACAAAACTACGTGAAAAGTTAGAATATGCATTAGGTGATATTGATCTTGGTCCTCGTTCTAAATTTTGGAACTATGGATTATCATTATCAACAGATGACCAAACTCACGTACAAGCAGTAAAACTGTTAGATGGTGATAACTTTTTTGATCTTTCTATTCCTTTTCAAGAGTTAGCTTTTTCATGGTTGCGAGTACATCCAACTATTGCAGGAAGTTATCAAGCTTGGGAAAGAGGTGAATATCCTGCAGACACACAATTTTATGTTGTTGACGAGGAAATTGAAAGTGGTGTAATCTTCAAGAAAAAACAATTGATCAATAAAGCTATTGTGAAATTTGATTCAATGACTCCTGAGAAGAAACGTAAAGTTGGAAGACTTTTAGGACTTCCAGTTACAGAAGATACAAAAGAGGAAGTTGTTTACAATCAAGTAGATAATATGCTTAAACAATCAGAATTCAAGTCTGGTGCTTTCCAAGGATTAAATCCTGTAGAAGTGTTCAACAGATTTGCAGATATGAAGGAAAACTTACTCCATATTAAAGATTTAGTTAAACAAGCTGTTGCTCATTCAGTTTATAGAATTAAACCAAATGGTAAAGTCTATGAAGGAGAATTTGAAATTGCAAAAGATGAGGAAGATTTAATTAAATTCCTTGCTGATGATGATAATCAAGATGAGCTACTTACTCTTGAAGGAAAATTAAAAAGTAAAAAACTAGCTGCTATTTAGTGGCTAGTTTTTAAAAATATAAAAGCATATGATACCAGTAGATAGTTTATTATACAAGATTGACCAAAGATTGAATAAGCTATCAACTAATGAGCATCAACAGATTCAACTTGAAGATAAAATCTTAGCTCTGAATGAGGCTCAGATCAAGTTGATAAAGCAAAAGATTGATAACATTAGTACTGTAAGTCAGATGGGACTTGATTCATTTAAGAAGCGTTATGAAGATTTACAAAGTCTTGTAATGTCATATAATCATCAACCATTAGAATTATCAGTTTTAAATGAAGAACTACATCAGTGGAGAGCTAACATACATCTATTAGAACCTAAATATATGTTCTATGTTGATTCATATGTATTAGCTGATAAAGGAAGATGTAAAGACAGAAAGATCTGGATTAATAGAGACCTTGCAAAACATGGAGATCTTCAGTTTATTCTGAACAATGATCATTACAAACCAAGTTTTGAATATCAAGAAACGTTTAACTTTCTTGCCTCTGATGAAATAAGTATATTTACAGATGGGACATTCACTCCCAAAACTATAAATATAATGTACATGAGATATCCAGTGTACATAAACAAAACAGGATTTATCATGTTTGATGGACAACCATCATTTGATCAAGACTGTGAACTTGAAACATACCTAGAAGATGAATTGTTAGATTTGACAGTTGAGAACCTAGCAATGTATACAGAGAATCAAAGTGCAGTTCAAAATGCACAATATAGAATACAAACAAACGAATAAATTTTTAACTTAATAAATAAATAAAAATGGCTGATTTTTCATTAACTACGCTCTTTGTAGTCCCTGTTGGCAGAAACATTGCAACAACAGGTGCAGGAGTAAATTACACACAAGATTTAACTGCTGGTACAGTAGGATTCTTTAGAAGTGATTACACAACTGCCACAGCAGCTAACATTGCTGCTTCGCCTTATTTCTATGTAGCTCAAGGTAGAGAAAATACCTATCTACAAGGAACTAAACGCTCTGACAAAATTAAAGGATGTGCAACAGCAAATTGTACTTCTAATGTAACTGAATGGTACAAAGTGAGTGGATGTCCTACTCCTATCACTCAAATTACTGACGTTGATGGATGGAATGTAAAATGTGGTGATGTTGTAACTTTAACGTTACGTGCTCACTCTTCTTACTTGGATACATTGTATTTCAATGGATTCACTCGTTCAGTGACTGTTCAAGCTCCTTGTTGTGATTGTGGTGGTGATCCTTGTGATACTGTTGACGTTCCTGCATTGATTGACCAATTCATCTTGAAATTGGAACAACAAGCTCCTGGTATCAACCCTGATAACATTAGCTTTAACAACTTCTATCAATTCCAAAGAATTGGTAATGATGCTTCTGCAATCTTACGTATTACAGGAAAACCATTAACTCAATATGGACAACCATGTGATGTTGCTGCTTTCCCTTACGAATATGACAGAATGTGGTTCAGAACTTTTGTATACAGTGGTCCTGCAACTACAGCTGACTTTATTGTAGCTGATAATTGTAACATTGTAGCTAACGCTGAAGTAGTACAACGTGCTAACTACGCAACTGGTACATCTGCAGAAATTATTCAATTAGAGAAAAACTTCTACAGCTACCAAGCAGGTTACTTGAAACACTTATACAGAATGGCTGGTTACAATGGTAACTTTGAGTCTTGGGTTTCTGATGGTACAACTTATGATACTTTCTACATTAAATTCAACGAGTACAATAAATCTGAGTACCAATGGGGTGATTACATCATGGAAGATTCTACAGTGATCATTGCAGCTGAAGCTGGTTCTTCACAATCGACTGCTGTACAAACTATCTTAGAAGCTGCTCTTGGAAATGTTCTTGATAACAATCCAGTATGTATTACTACTACATCTACTACAACTACTGTATGGCCTAGTACTAGTACTACAACTACGTTGATTCCTTAAGAAGTAAATTAATAAATAACCTATGCCAGAGGGTGAGAGGATGTTCTCAAGTCCTCTGGCATATTTATTATATAACAACATGCCAACATTAAATTTAGATATACTTGTAGTTCCTACATATAATACATTAACTCTTGGGGTGATAGATGCGTCTACATATCCTACAGATCCTCCTGTTGTTACATCTCCAACAATTGAAATAAATGTTCCTGGATTTGATACTGCAATTCTTGCGTTTGATGTAAATAATTTTAATATCTTTACATCATCAAGTTTAGGCATTACTGCATCAGGTGTAAACCAACCTCTTCCTGATGGTGTATATCATTTAAAATATTCTGTAGCTCCAGCATACGAAAACTTTGTAGAGAAAACAATTATTCGTGTTGACAGACTACAAGAAAGATTTGATGAAGCATTCATGAAACTAGACATGATGGAATGTGACAGAGCAATCAAAACTCAATCAAAAGTAGATTTGAATACAGTCTACTTCTTTATACAAGGAGCAATTGCAGCAGCAAATAACTGTGCAATTGTTGAAGCAAATAAACTATATAACCAGGCATCTACAATGTTAACTAACTTTAACAAAAACAATTGTGGTTGTTCTGGAAATAACTATGCAATAAACTTTTATTAATATGGCTGTTTGTAGAAACTGTGGAGCTAGTGTGGGCTGTGGATGTCAGCTAAAGAATGGATTGTGTGGAAAGTGCCAAGGTGCTGCTAATAATCCTCAACCTAAAAAATAATAATTATGTTATCACCTAGATTAACTAACTGTCCAGAGTGTGCAAACATTCCTTCACTATTAGGTGAGATAGACTGCAAGCTTGCAGAGCTAAGTAGTAGTTTATACAATAATGTTGTATTTATTTTAAACCAATCTTTTCCAGCAAGTGTAATGAGTGATCTTTTAAATTATAAAAGAATCCTAACATATAAATATAATAATCCAACATATGCTAGTCATTACTCTGTGAATATGATTGCTAGTAGAATTAAACTTTTAAAATTTAAATAAAATGTCTTGTACAAATTGCTTTAATGGTTGCGCTGAGATTGTTTCTGATCAATGCGTTAAGTATACAGGAATAGATGTTCCTGCTCTTGGTATTCATAATGGTGACACACTTGCCACTGTTGAGAATGCAATAATTTCATTCATTGAACCTTTTATTGATGGATCAGGTATTAAACCTGTCATTGATCCAGATATCATTTGTAAACTTGTTAAACAATATCTTCCTACATGTACAGAATGTAATGGCTTTAATTTGAATGATGTATTATCAGCAATTATTAAAGCTGCATGTGATCTACAAGAACAAATTGATAATATTACAGCAGAGCTTGCTCTTTTAAATGCGCCTTATAATGTAGGTTGTTTACCAACAGAACCAACCTCAGATACACATACAGTTTTACAGTTTGTAATAAATAAACTTTGTCAAGTTGAGATTGATCTTGCAGCACTTGCTTTAGATCTTTCTACAAACTATGTAGCTATTTCTGACATCAATGATTACATTGCTGCTTATTTAACAAGTGTAGAAACAGGATTAGTTAAAAATAAAATGGTTCCTTATTCAATTATTGCATATAATGGACCTA